CGCAATACCTCGAGAGTCAACACCATTTTCCATTGCCCACTCGCACCAGTCGTCGAGAGATGTTTCCATCTCGAACTCATACATTCTATTGGATAAGTGTGTAAGCAGTTGTTTCGCACCCGCTCTATCCTCTACCCTGTTACCTGTAACAAGGAAGCGAACATCTTTATCCAGTTTGAATGATGGCGTTGTGCGTTCCAGTAGAAAGCCTGCCGCCCATGTTTGATGGTGCGTAGACGATTGCGGTAACTCCTCTAGTACTATCAGACCTGCACCAGTTCCCTCGCGAAACTTGTAGAACATCTCGGTGGGATTGAATCGCGTCTGCCCGTCAGTTACAGATGGAACACCTGTAAAGTCTACGACATCATGGTTATTAACATGAACGATTAGTATCCTATCCTCGGGTATGTCAAGGTTATGACCTATCTGCACACAAGCATCTGATTTACCCATGCCTGGCTTACCCTTGAAGAATGGAACTGCCGTTGGTGATTTGCGTAAGATTTGAGTCGCTACGCTGACGACTTCGTTGATTGATGGCATTATGCCCTCCTTTGGTTATGATTAAAGTTCAGCCCTGTACTTTTTGGATAGTACATTGCCATGTTTGTTACACATCTATCAGAGCAAAACTCTCTGTACCCACCCAGACGGATTAGCATAGATAATTCTTCTGTGCTAAGCATATTGAGTTCTTCAACATCTGGTCGAGCCAAAGTTTGATGCTTTGATGTAGTTGGTGAGTATTTGTCGTAATTGGCGAACCACAACTCAACAAACTTATCGTATACATACATTGGAAAGTGTTCGCCGTAAGAATAGACAACATACAAGTCGCCTTTGTCTTTGGTAAACACAGTACCAGTTGCAGTATCGAAGTGCTGATGAGTCGAGGTATACTCTTGCATCTTGCCGTGTGTGATAATATCCATTACAATAACCTCTCGGCTATCATGGTTAGTATCAGAGCAGACTGAATACAACAACCAGTTATGGTTGCCAACATCATATACTTGACTACCTTTGCGACAACGCGTGGCATTGGTATGTCTACTCGCACTATCTGTGCGTTATATCTAGATTTCATAATCTTCTCCTATGTGATTAACCGCTTTTGTTGTTGATACGAACAAGGTCGTCGCGGTCAGTAACGACAATGTAATTTGATTTGTGCATTGGCACGATACAATGTGTGCGTTGTTTGGCTAGTTTGTCGCCACAATGTATGCAAGTATAAATACCTGCTTGAATTCTTAGAGGGTGAACCTCGGCGTTACATAAAGTGCATTTGGTGGACATGTTAATTAACCTCATAATAAAAAAAGTACAGTACTGAACTTTTGTAATAAGTCATTGCAATAAGACAATTTGATTTTGGCTTATTAAATAAATAACAACGACTTATCCTGCAATAAGACAAAAAGACAATTGCATAGAGAGATGAGGAGTTGGCACTTTTGGATAGTGCTTTTTCGTCATAACTACTACTAAATGTACTACTTTTACTATTCATTATTTATAATTGTCTTATTGTCTTATTGTCTTAATAGGCACTTGCAACCCTATCTGCATAAGGCTTTTTGTAATAAGACAAAGTGCCATATATTGTCTTATTCGGCGTCTTATTAGGCAAATGGTGGACAAACTGTCGATTTGCGAGCATTAGCCTATGAGTCGAGCCTATGAAAAAAGTACAGACTGAACTAATCCATTTCATAATTTACGACCAGACACACGAAAACCCCCTTACGGGGGTAATCGCTTTTTACTTTACTTGAGATTTTGCAGAGCCTTAAGCATTTGCTTTTTGGTGTATCCATGCCTTGACATGAATTTCTCTACATTTTCATCACAAGATTTCTCTGCCGTTGGCGTGATATCAGTAGTGATAAAAAAGTACTTCTTATCCTTAATATCTTGCTCAGTTACAAAGCCTTGATTCATTAATGGCTTATTGGCTCTTAACAGTCGAACCTTTTGTGTAAGTGGTTCCTTCGTTATCTCACCCTTAAGCATTAACTTCTGAGTGTTAGCAAGGTTGATATTTTTTTGTACTGCTTTGACTTGTTCAGCGAACTTGTCCTGTACTATCTTACCTTGACTGTCATCTCTGTGAGTAGCGGTTACCCATTCAAGGTAGTCAGCATTTACTTTCTTGTCGCGGTAAATATCTGCTAATTGCTGATTAAGTTTACCTTGTGCTTCTCCCAGTCCCATTGCATTGTTATGCACATTTTGAAACGATTTAATATTCATAATATCTCCATTGTTAGTTAAAAAGTACAGGGCTGAACTTTATTTATTTAACTGTCTAACCCTGTACCACAGGCGGATGGTGGACAAGGGGGGGTAGGGAACGAGGCAAGTGGTCATGACCACCCAGGCTTAGGTACTCCGTACATCACAACCCCTATTTTTTAGGTACTGTTCAAAATGAACTAGATTAAATTATTGACACCTGTTAGGTAAACCGTGTAAACTTCGCAGTATGAGTAACCCTATAGATAAAGTAACCGGCCCAGATTTCGCCCACAAATCCATTCTATCTAGGGGGCAACTCCAGATGATTGAGGATGACCCGGCAAAGATGGAAACCCTCGCAAGGCTTATGGGAGCAGTGAATTTGGACAATTTGTTCCGTCACATGCAGAATCCCACTATAAATCCAGCCACACGATTAGAATTCCAGAAAATGCTCAATAAAATGGGTAAATTAGAACCAGATGGAAAAGCAGTCGTCGGTGCGGATACCGGCCCACAAGTAGTTATTAACATAACACGGGCTAAAGATAACGCTGATGAAGTAGTTATTGAGGGTACTCCTGCACTAGAAGTATGACGATAGCAGCTCCAGAGCACGAAATTAATTTTGAGGTAATCGCGTCTTTAGACGATTTCTTCTATTCCAATAAGTTTATCTCCCTAGCGGTTGGTCCAGTAGGATCGACGAAGACGACCGCGGGCATCATGAAGATTTTGCATCATGCAGCCGTTATGGCGCCGTGTAAAGACGGTGTTCGCCGGTCTCGCGCTATCTGGGTACGTAACACGCGTGAGCAGTTACGTGATACATCTATACCAGACTTCATGAAATGGATACCCGAAGGGATAATGGGTTCGTTCCTTAAGACGGAGTATAAGTTCGTGATAAAGGTTGGAGACATCGAATGCGAAGTTCTCTTCAGGGGGCTTGATGATGCGAACGACGTCCGTCGTCTGTTATCTCTTCAGGCTAGCTTCTTCATCTTCGACGAGTTTAGAGAGATACACCCCGACATTTTCAACGCAGCACAAGGTCGTTTAGGTCGTTATCCTGACAAAATGATGAACGGCGTAGGCTGTAAAACGCACGATGGTGATTCAAATGCCCATCTGTGGGGGATGACTAACCCACCAGACCAAGATACTTTTTGGGAAGACATACTTAGTAAGCCGCCGGAGAACTGTCATGTGACGATACAACCGTCAGGGCTAGCCCCGGAAGCGGACTGGACACAATTTTTGCCTGATGACTACTATGATAACTTAGCTCACGGCAAGACAGAGGATTGGGTGGATGTGTATATCCATGCTAAATTTGGTAAGTCCCTGTCAGGGCAGCCAGTGTTTCGTTCGTTTGACCGTCCTAACCACGTAGCAGATGAAGAAATAAAACCTATGTTCAGTGATGCGCCGTTATTAATCGGTATTGATGCTGGGCTTACGCCCGCTGCGGTTATAGGTGAGACTATATACGACGGTCGACTGGTGATATATGAGGCGATAACGTCCGACGGCATGGGCGCGCTACGGTTCGTTAGAGAAAGGCTCAAGCCATTATTGACAAATAAGTTCCCTGGGCGAAGAGCTCTTGTTATAATTGACCCAGCTGCGTTCCAGCGCGTACAGACAGATGAGCGTACCGTCGCTGATATTTACAAGAACGAAGGTTTTGTATTAAAACCTGCTCGAACAAACTCGATTGCTGCTAGAATAGCGGCTGTAGAGAAATTTTTGACTAGAGTAGTTGATGGTAAATTTGGTCTAATAATAGACCCTAACTCTGGAAGCCAGTTGGTAAAAGCTCTTGCCGGCAAGTACAGGTACAAGATAAATACCAAAGGCGTTAAAGATGAGAAACCAGAGAAGTCACACCCATGGTCTGATATTGCAGATGCGTTTCAGTACATATGCTTACACGCTGATGGGGGAGAAGTATTCGGTAGCATGACAGTTGCCAACGAACGCAGAGAAGTGGTATCTGTATCTGCAGGTGGTTGGACATAGGAGATTAAAGTATGGCTGTAAACATTATTCCAGTAGCAAGTGCGTCAAAGTTAGAAAAAGAAGCACTTAAGAAAAATGAAAAGAAGCAATTAAGACCCCTTATTCAAGGTTTAGCATCCCACGTTCATAAACGCTGGGTTGTTATGCGAGACCACAAACAAGAAGAAATTGAAGATAGGCTGACTGAAACAGCTCGTGCTAGAAACATGGAGTACCCACCTGCTAAGATGGCAGAGATACAAGCGCAAGGTGGTTCGGAAATATTCATGGGTATTGTTAGTACAAAATGCCGTACAGCTACTGCGTGGTTAAGAGATACACTACTAGGCACAGGTACAGATAAACCATGGTCTATCTCAGCAACTCCTATTCCAGAAGTCCCAGACGACATAATAGATAGACTCCAAGTAATAATGGAGCAAAATCTTATGCAGTTTTACGACCAAGGCGGTGAGCAAGTTGACCCTGCTAACCTACAAAAACTAGCTGAGGGTATGAAAGACACTGCCATGCGTGAGATGAAACACGAGGCTGAAAAACGTGTCGACCGTATGGAAAAGAAAATGGAAGACCAACTTTTAGAAGGTGGTTATGTTAAGTCTTTGTTTGAATTTACCAACGATATTGCAACATACCCGTATGCGGTACTAAAAGGGCCAGTTCCTAGAAAACGTAAAGTTATGAAATATAGCGATACTGGTGGTTTAGAACCTTCTGAAGTTGTACGCGATGAGTGGGAAAGAGTAGACCCGTATAAGTTCTATTGGTCTCCTTGGGGCGATGACATACAAAATATGCCTGTAATAGAGATTCACCACTTAACCAGAGAAGACGTCGAAGCTATGATAGGCGTCGAAGGCTACGACGAAGACGCAGTAAGAGCGTTGTTGTCGGATTTTGGAGCAGGCGGTATTGATTGGTTAGACCATGAAGATTCTGAAATGGAAGACCTAGAAGGTAAAGATTTTGATGATGTAGACAATGATTTAGTTGGGGCTATTCAGTTATGGGATTCTATCCCTGGAACCTTACTGTTAGAGTGGGGTATGAAGGAAAAAGAAATTGATGACCCACAAAGGTCTTACCCTTGTGAAGTGTGGATGGTCAATGACACAGTAATTAAAGCTGTACTTAACTATGACCCATTAGGTCGTAAACCATACTACGTTACGTCGTTTGAAAAAGTCCCAGGTAGAATAGACGGCAACGGTGTAGCAGATTTATGTATGGACGCGCAGAGCATGTGTAACGCAGCAGCTCGTTCATTGTCAAATAATATGGGTATAAGCTCTGGCCCACAGGTAGGAGTAAACGTAAGTCGCCTGCCAGCTGGAGAAGACATTACACAAATGTACCCATGGAAGATTTGGCAGTTCCAGCAATCGGAATTTGGAGATTCGTCTCCACCAATGAATTTTTTCCAACCTGGCTCAAATGCAGGAGAGCTTATGGCTGTGTTTGACAGGTTTATGGATATTGCAGATGAGATGACAGGTATACCGAAGTACATGACAGGACAACACGTGCCAGGCGCGGGTCGTACTTCTTCAGGTTTGTCTATGTTGATTTCTAATGCAGGTAAGAGTATTAAACAAGTAATAGCTAATATTGACCATGACGTACTAACTCCTATGCTAGAAAGACAGTACCAAAGAAACTTAAGGTACAGCGAAGATATGGATTTAGTAGGAGATGTACAAATTATTGCTAAAGGTGCTATGTCGCTTGTTGTCAAAGAAGCTGAGTCTGTACGCAAGACTGAGTTCTTAAGATTAGTATTAGAAAGCCCTGTAGCACAGCAGATTGTTGGCTTACCGGGTACGGCTGAACTTATGAGAGATTTAGCTGGTAACCTTAATGGAAATATTGACAGGTTAGTTCCTTCTAGGGAAGATGTAGAGAAACAACAGCAGATGGCTCAACAGCAACAACAGATGATGATGCAGATGCAGCAGGAACAAATGGCTGCAGAGCAAGCTGCTAATTTACAAGAAGATGGAACAGAAATGGGTGGAAGACAAGATAACTTTATGGCGCAAAGGCCTAACGGCAGGTAAATTATCTCCACTCTATATTAATATTAGGTATTATACGAAGAAATGATTAATGTTAATTCTTTAAGTGCGTCGGAGATTTCAGCGCTAAATAGGCTGAGAGAACCAGGGGTAAATAACGTATTAGCAGTACTCGAAAAAGAACTTGAGAGTACAAAACAAAAGTTGGTCTACGCAAACGAAACGGGAACAATCCACCGTTTGCAAGGTAGGGCAGAAGCTTTTGAAGATTTACTAAAGGCGGTCGAAGAATCGCCTAAAGTTAAGGCGCGTTAGAAATAACGCATTTGTTAAGCACACCATAACGGGAGCAGCATACATTGCGCTGCGAAACAGAGTTGGTGCTTTAAGGGAGAAAAAAATGGCATTGCCAAAACAGGTACAAAAGCAACTTGATGAAGTTGAAGAGTTAGAGAAACAATTAGAAGCCCAAGGCGAAGAAGTAGAAGCCAAACCAGAAGTTAAGAAAAAGAAAACTTCTAAAAAAGCTAAAGCCGAGGATACGGAAGTTGAAGTAACAGATGACGAACCAATCGAGGAGCCTGTAGCAGTAGAAGCAACGCCGGCTGACGATTCTAAAGAAGAAGTATCAGAAAGCTTTAAGCAGAAGTACGCTACCTTACGAGGAAAGTATGATGCAGAAGTTCCTAGACTGCACCAGCAGGTTAAAGAACTTACTGACCAAATGAATGCTATCCGACATGAAGCAGAAGCTGCAAAAAAAGCAGAAGCTGAGAAACCGAAAGAGAAAGTTAGTTATGTTACCGATGCTGATCGAGAAGAGTACGGTGATGATTTGATCGACTTTCAACGTCGAGTTGCCAAAGAAGCGTCCCAGGAGTATGAAGACCGCTTTGAGCAACAGGCTAAAGTAATTGAACAATTGCAACAGCAAATTTCAAATACTGGAAACCAAGTTGGAGAGGTAGGTTTTACCCAGAAGCTAAATGCTTTAGTACCTGGATTTGACCAACTTGACAATGACGAACGTTGGGTTGCATGGCTAAATGAATATGACCCTATGACTAGGGGGCCACGCAGAGATCAAGCTCAATCCGCCTTTAACTCAGGTGATGCAGAAGCGGTAGCTCACTATGTGGGTTTATTCCGTGAAAGTATTAACGAACCTGTAGCTAATGGCAAGAGTGATCGCCAAACAGAGCTCGAAAAGCAAGTAACACCAAGTCGTTCTGCTAGCACAGTGACTAATAAAAGCTCGAGTAAAGACTCTAGAGTATATTCAGAAAAAGAATTGAATAATGCTTGGACTAAGATTCGGACTTTAAATACACAGGGCAAGTATGACGATGCGGAAAAACTTGAAGCTGAGTTAACCGCTGCATACATGGAAGGTCGAGTTAAGTAAATGTAACTAGCCATTCGGTAAGTAGCCTTAACCCAAACTGTTTATTAATGTTAAGGAGAACCAATAATGGCTCATATATTCCCCGTAGTAGGCTCTGGTGCGTTTGACACTAACCCTACATATTCAGGTAGTTTTATTCCACAATTGTGGTCTAACAAGCTGAATGCAAAATTCTTTGCGAACACAATGATGACTGACATCGCCAACACTAGTTGGGAAGGCGAAATCAAGAATCAAGGTGATTCAATTCGCATCCGTACTGCACCATCAATCACTATCAATGATTATGCTGGAGCGGGTTCGACTTTATCAAGTGAAGTTCCTGTACCAATCTTTCAAGATTTACAAATCAACAAAGGTAAGTACTTTAGTGTGCAGGTCAACGACGTATTAGCGCACCAAGCTGATATGGACTTGATGAACATGTTTACTGATGATGCTGCAAAGCAATTGAAGATTTCTATTGAAAACGAATGTTTCTTCAACTGGTTTGTAACAGAAGGCGCAGTTGCAGCTAACAAAGGCGCAGCAGCTGGTGCTATCTCAGCAAGCTATGGTCTAGGTACTGACATTGCCCCTGTTAACCAAGCTACAACCGGCGA